GTAACTGCGAATCGACTACCTGCACCACAGAGAGACTTATCCACCCAAGGGTGAATAGGGATCTCCCTGCCCCTTAAATCGTGCATTAACTTCCGAAAATGGAAGTCGTTGCCCTTTTTAAGAAGAGGACTCACTATGAGTCTCTTGTATTTGTACACACATCGCTTGTACATCCCTTTAGGGGGATGCTCGCAATGTATGTAAGAATCAAAGTCCTCATCAGAGTATGGTCCATAAAGCTTCTTCAGCTTATCTGGTAACCATTTCTCTAACAAATTGAGAACTTTTGATTCCTCTAAACCCCAACGCAAAGAAAGGAGACGTTTTATACGATTAAAATCGCACAAAAGTTCCATCCCGTTTGTCGGTGATTTTGTGAGAAATACGGGTCGCACTGGTGCACCTTGGAACCAATCAGTACCACAGCTCTCTCTTATAGGCCCATAATTAAAGGTCTTTTCGAGATTTAGGCTGAAGCCTGAGAGGCGAAGAGCTTCTGCCATCTTGAAATACAGCTTTTGACGAACGATAATATCGTCGCCAAAAACTGCAAAATCTTGATGGTGGAGATTCTCTCCTTCCGCTTTCGTCACGGCATAAACTAATGCCGTAAAGATTGCGGATTCCAACGCGAAGGTATAGCCATTGCCCATTGAAGAGATCTTGTTATAACTAACTTGATCCCCATCTAGCTCCCCAATAGGAGAACGTAGATCCAATAGGTATCTATACCAATCCGACGGGAGCAAGATCTCACAAAGCTTTAAGCTAAGTGTATCTGAAGCTGCACTGAGGTCAAGGGTACAAAAGCCCTCTACTCCTTGCTGCACGCTTCCCAACCGGGCCAACTCTTGATTCTTCTCTTGTTTGTCTAGGTTCACCCCAAACCGCTTTAAGCGGCGACGGATAAAACCATCGACACCCAATTGAAGATACAAATTCAGAGTGGGTTCAATCGCGATAGTGCGCTCTTTACGAGCGTCCTTAGGTACGAAAGTGATTCGATTCCCATCGACAACCTTAATGACCGCTGTCCAGAAATCCTGCATAGAAATAGGAAAATGTTTGGGTATACCCATTCTTTTCCTGTAACTATTTTGCAGGGCTCCGAACCACCTCTGGTCAGTCTCGATGGCAAACCTGGCATACCTGTAAGCATCGATCGTACAGGAGTAAGGCCACTCCGCATATTTATGATAAAGCGAAGTGTTACCGTTCCTCGTGCCGATTGTAGCCCCAGGCCCATGCCTAGACCGATCTAACATCTCTTGATGTCCTGGTAAAGCGACACCAAGCAGCTTAACCAAAAATACTCGAGCATGATGAAGTATTTTCACGCCCCAGTCCGTTTCCGGTTTGATAAGGTCCGTATAACCCTCGAGGTTATACGTCCTGCATTGCTCCTCCGCGTTGAGGAAAATCTCTTTCGCGCGTGCAATGCGTAATTC